AACAAAGCAAGAAAGTGAGGAAAATTAAAATGAAAAAACAGCACAATTATTTTGAAAAAGAACGAATTAATTATGTACTGGCATCGATGAGAGATGACTATGAACAGGCAAAAATTTATATGGCCCGTATGCAGGGCTTCAAAAATGGTATATATCAATTTGATATTTATGAGGGATTCCGCATACATGATGAAATAATGTCTGCAATTGACTTTGCAGATCGTATGTGGAAACTCAGGAGGAAAAAAGAAAGTCAGAAATAGTCACACGGTGTATTGTGTTCGATTCACTCAGTTGGCACTGGACAATAGTGACCACAAGTAAGGAGGAAAAAATTATGAAAGTCGAAAAAATTATAGGAGAAGATTATTGCCTTTATCCTACAGGAAGGATAATAGCAGGGGCAAATCACAATAGCGTGTTTTTTAATACGCATAGTGGTTATTACTTTCAAGAGGTACCGGACTTGTTGGCATGCGAAAGACCAATATCAGTTATATTGACAAATGGGAAAGAATTAAACTTTCCTGTTGCAGAATGATTTTTGTAGGCCTGTCAATAGTAGGCCTTGCAATAATAATTTTGATAGTAGCTGAGTTAGTAGCTAAGTTGATATACGGAAAGGAGAATGAATGATGCTGATTAAGAAAGCAATGTTTGGTGATATGGAAGTAAGTTTTATCCATCCATTAGAAGTAGTAGGTTGTGACGAATTTAACATATATCTGACTGACCCGTCGCATAAAATTGACGGTTTGCCTTACATTCGAGTAATGTCAAAAGATTGGCGATTCTTTGACGCAACAACGGATGATGGTATACTTTTCAAGTCAAGATTTGATTAGAACGCCTGTTCTACCAACGAATATGTGCGAAGTTAGTCATATCTAACTATCGTACAAAATACCTAAAAAATTTTTTTCAAAAACTGTTGACATTTTTAGTGCATAAATGCTATAATCAATAATGTAAAGAGAACCGACAACTTTTTACTCTCTCCTCCTTTCTTACACATAGAAAGGTTGACAGGCTGGTTTGCGGAACACTTCCGACGGGTTCGACTCCCGTCCTGTCAATTCGTCGATGGACGTTAAGCGAACAAAAAACATGCAAACAAGGAGGCCTAAACAATGGCAAGAAAGAGAATGGTTACTCGCACCATTACGAGTACAAAAGCGACAGTGACAGTTTACAACATTGAGAAAGACGAGATTCAGACGCTTGAATACAAGCTGTCAGGTAAACTTACAGCAGACGACGCACTGAAAGCAATCAAAAAAAAGCATACAGAGGTAAGTCCTATGAAAGTAACAGAAGTAGAGGTACAGGAAGAACTTTATGGTATGCCAGAAGAGAAGTTTATGAAGCTGGCTGAAATTTTATCACCAAGAGCGAAATCTCAGTCGGAAGAATAATGTAACTAGTTAACCTATTTGTTTTATGTTCACGATACAACACAAGAAAGGAATTAAACTATGATTAAAGTAACAAGCCAGACAAAAGAATTTACAGCAATCGAAAAGTATCTCATGACCACAGCACCGACAATTAAAACTGTTAAGACATTACATGATGGGGATGTTATCAACGTTGCAGGTTATTTGGAATTCGTTGACGAAAAAAAGGATGGCACGACAGCCGAGCTTATGTCAATCATTACCACAGATAAAGCTGTTTACAGCACACAGTCCGTAACCTTCAAGCGTTCAATCAAATGCATTGAAGCAATTATGCAGTTTCCATTCCCTGTTAAGAAAATCTCTGGACAGTCAAAAGCAGGTCGCAAGTACGTTGATTGCGTACTTGACATTGACAGCTTAAAAGTAGAATGAAATTGTATTTTTAAGTAACAAAAGCAAATTAAATAAGAATAGGCGCTCACGACATATAGTGAGCGTCATACTTTATTTTTATGCAGGAGGTGTATAAAAAATGTGATTGGACGAATTGTTTGATAGAAAATGTGAAGTGAAAGTTTGTGATATAATACAGTTATTTCTAGCAGGTTATGACGATAAGGTTTATTTGAATTTATCAGATACTGACGAAAACTATATTTTATCCAACGAACGTATAATATCGTCTAACTGGATTCCATATTACGAATGTAATATTCTTTACCTTTTAGATGAATGTGGTTTTTTAACTCTGGTAATCTAGGAAGTTGTAGAGGTGTAACATGCGTACAAAATTAACAGCATATGAGCGAGAGCGAAACCGAATAAAACGTCTTGAACGTAAGCTTAAAAAGCAAGGTGTCCAGTATGTTCCAACAAACATACCAACCTTGCGCCAGATTAAAGCAAAGGGCTTTAAAGGTAAGGATTTACGTGCTTATGTCAATAAGTTAAAAAAGATTGATTTTGAAGCTCTCAAAACAGAAGTAAATATACCTCATGAAGAGGATATAGCATTCAGTAACTTTAACGATGAATTTTTGTCTAGATATGCCGTATTAACTCCAGAAGAGGAAGATTTATTTTATGGATATAAAGGAGCCACAGATGAAGAAATAGAGCAGGAACGTAAAAGAAGAGAAGCAGAATATCAAAAAGTAGCTACAGACTTCACATCTTCACTGAGCAAATCTGTTGATTTGAATAGAAGCAGACGAAAAGGGGCAATATCATATTCAAGAAGTATGCAGTCATTCCTGTTGAATATGATCAATGATATAGGCACATCTGAGGTTGGTAGGAGATTAGTCGAAGCTTCAAGAACAATGAATGACATAGACGTTATAGTTTCAGCTGTTTTGTGGGGTTCATCAGTTGCAGTCATAAACCAAGCAACAGACGAACTACTTCAAATAATCAATGGTTCTCCTTTAACGTTTGAAGAAAAGGTGCAGGCTGAATCAATGAATGAGACAGAAAACGGATGGTGATAGTATGGCAAGGCCTAAAAAAGTAAAGTATCTGGTCGGGGACTTTGAAACGACAGTCTATGAGGGTCAGAAAAATACAGAAGTTTGGGCATCTGCCATTGTGGAAATGTTCACGGAAGATGTTTATATTATGAATTCGATAGACGAAACATGGAAATATCTGTCAGCGTTAAAATCAAACTTAATCGTATATTACCATAATCTAAAATTTGATGGTAATTTTTGGATATCGTTTTTTCTGAATAAACTACATTTCAAACAGGCATATACTGGTGATGGGGTTAATTCCTGTGAGTGGAAACATGACAAAGAAATGTATAACAGCACGTTCAAATATACGATATCTGAAATGGGACAATGGTACAGCATCAAAGTCAAAATAAATAATAAGATTATAGAATTTAGGGATTCACTGAAGCTTCTACCATTTTCAGTTAAAGAAATAGGAAAAGCCTTCAAAACTAAGCATCAGAAACTTGACATGAAATATACTGGTTTTCGTTATGCAGGTTGTGAGATTAAACCAGAGGAAAAAAAGTACATAGCTAATGACGTACTAGTTGTTAAAGAAGCACTAGAGATTGCTTTTCAAGAGGGTCATAATCGACTAACAATAGGCAGTTGTTGTATTGCTGAATATAAGCAAATAGTCGGAGAAGATGATTGGAAAAGAAGATTTCCAGACGTTACAAAATTAGAACTAGATTCTGATATATACGGAAAGTCAAACGTTGACGCCTATATAAGAAAGTCGTATAGAGGCGGTTGGTGTTATCTTGTAAAAGGAAAAGAAAACAAGATATACACGAATGGAACTACTGCGGATGTAAATTCTTTGTACCCATCGATGATGCACTCGATGTCTGGCAATAGATATCCTGTCGGAAAGCCGATGTTCTGGTCTGGTAACTTTATTCCAGACAGAGCCTTGCAAAACAACATGTATTTCTTTATCAGAATAAGAACAAAATTCTATTTGAAAAGTGGTAAGTTGCCATTCATTCAGATAAAAGGAAATATGCTATACAAGGGCACAGAGTCTTTACAAACGTCTGATGTGTTTGACAAAGCTACTGGTAAGTATTATGACAAGTACATAGACATTGATGGTAAAACCTGTGATACAAGAGTAGAACTAACATTGACTATGACAGATTACTTTCTTATTCTTGAGCATTATGAGCTTGTTGACTTTGAGATTCTTGACGGTTGTTACTTTTATTCAGAAGCTGGTATATTCGATGAATATATCGATAAATATGCAAAAATAAAAATGACTAGCAAGGGCGCAAGACGTACACTTGCAAAGCTCTTTTTAAACAACTTGTATGGTAAAATGGCATCGTCAACAGATTCATCATTTAAATTAGCGTACGTTAATGATGATAACTCAATAGGATTCATCAACATTACAGCTAAAGATAAAGAAGCGGGTTATATCCCTGTCGGTTCAGCTATTACTAGTTATGCCAGAAACTTTACAATTAGAGCTGCCCAAGCAAACTATTACGGTGTTGAAGAACATGGTTTTATCTATGCTGATACTGACAGTATTCACTGTGACTTACCACCCGAACAGATAACAGGTATTAAAGTACATGAAACTGATTTTTGTGCATGGAAACTTGAATCCTGTTGGGGAAAGGCTATTTTTGCAAGGCAGAAAACATACATTGAACACGTTACGCATGAAGATTTGCAGAAGATAGAAGAACCGTACAACAATATTAAGTGTGCAGGTATGCCACAGCGATGCAAAGACTTGTTTGAATTATCAATGTCTGGAAAAGCTGTGTATGAAGAATATGAAGAAAATACACCAGTCAACAGATTTCTTTTCAATCAAGTTACACATGCACCTATTGTTAGAACATTTGACGATTTTAAGATTGGCTTAAATGTACCATGCAAATTAATTCCAAAAAGAATAGATGG